TACGCGAACAACGGCACCAACCTGTCAGCATTTGTGCGCCAGCAGAACTACGACATCCGCACGACGCTCACGCCATCGACTGCAACGACAGAGACGCCGACAGTGCGCCGTATGGGCGTGCGTGAAGTCACGTCTGAGCGTGTCGATGGGCTGGTCACCTTCGGCGGCACCACCTGGGCGGTCGACCCGCTGACGATGCAGTCGGAGATCCCTGAACTCGAGGTATCGCTGCTCCGCAACGGCAACCGCGACTATCGCTCGTTCGTGGAAGACCTGTTCAGCACGTACCACGTCGGGCAGCTCCACCTGCGCATCTGGATCGGGCATCCAGACCTACCGCGCCAGGACTGGCTGCACCGCGCAGACTTCGTGATTGACGACTACGAGGCGGCAGGCCCCGACGTGAAGCTGTTCTGCGTTTCGCCGCTTGCGCTGTCGAACCGCGACATCCCGGTGATTGCGGCATCGACGTTACAACCGCTGACCTACACGACCAGCACACTCAAGGCGACATACGACGACTTGATGAGCGGGCAAATTGGTGTCGCTGCTCGCTACATCGGCCCGGGCGTGGAGGACGCATCCACGACCGTCACGAAAACCATCAGCACGACACGCAAAGGGCTCACCGAACTCAACCGCATTGCGTGGATAGCTGGCGGCTCGGTGATCGAAAGCCAAGGCCGGTTCAAGTGGGTCGACTTCTTCACACGCAAGAGTCCTATTGCGTTTTTCCCGATGGAAGAGGTGAAGATGCTCGGCGTGACGCCCGGGCTGCGCACCCGTGTCACTGGCTACAAAGTCGCGCACGGCTGGGACCAGACGAAGGACGAGGGGAAGGGCGCGTACGCCGGCACGAAGTCGGTCACGCACTCGGCTGGCATCACCAAGCTCGGGCGTGCGTTGGTCGACATCACGGAAGGGGCCGAGGATGAGGTGTCCAAGTACATCGAAGACGCGACGGTAGCCGGTACGCTAGCCGACAGGACCGTGGCCGCGCTCGGCAACGGCATGATGCTCTGGCGCTTCCGCTCGAACATCCCGCACCCGTGGCTCGAGCCAGGTGACCCGATAGCGGTTGAGTCAGACCGCTTCGTCGGTCGCGACCCGAACACCGACAACGCGATACGGGGGCCAGTCGCGGCGTTGGCACGCATCCAGGCATGTCACGACCTCGAGGGCCGCGAGTTCACGGTATGGGTGCAAGCGTACTCTGACATACTCGGCACGTCCGAGACGGTCACGCACGACGGCTACGAAAGCGATGCGCTGCTGACGGGCGCTGAGATCGGGTTCGAGGATGACGGGTTCGTGCAACTGACGTGGATGGGCAACCGTGCGTTTTCCAGGGGCTACGGGCGCATCACGACAGCGAACACGCCATCAGACCCAACTGCACCGACCAGCTCGTCCAAAGACTTCACGCTGACAGGGCAGCACGGCAGCCTGAAGCTCGAGGCCGCGCACGCCGATGTCGCCGCAGACCACAAGGCCCAGATCGGGCAGATGGTGTGGGTCGAGATCATCGCGGAGAACGGTGACGGTGACGTGACGCAGGATGGCGGGTCGGACAGGTTGTGGACCGTCAAGCGAAGGCGTGGTGATTCCGAGTTTATCCCACCGACGTTCCACGTCACGGCTACGCGGTCGGGCACGACTATCACCATCACGATAGCGGGCAAAGACTTGTCCGAGTCGATGACTGCGTTCGACCACACTTATTCGTATCCCGATGGCGCGGGCGGGACCACCACCGCGTCAGCGTCCACGTCATGGACTTCCGGCACGTGGTCAGCCGGCACGCGGGTGTTCACGGTCACGAAGAACCTCACGGTGTCCGCGGGTGTCACGGGCCAGTTCAGCTTCGACGCGACGTACAACGACGCGCTCGGCGCGACACGCCACAAGGGCATCACGATTGCACTCGAGAACATCGACACGGTAGCGAAGACATTGACCATCGCGGCGCCCGAGTTCATGCCCGCGTCTGAAGCTGAGAGTTGGACGCATTCGGGCGCTTCCATCTATCCCGGCACCGCTGCGAACAACCTCGACATCTTCGGGCCGGTCGTGCTGCCACCAGGCGCGAACATCACTTCGTTCCAGACGAACGGTGTGCGGCGCAACGCAGGTGATACGTGCGTGGCAACGCTGAAGTATGGCACGTATTCGGGCGGCACGCCGCCGTCTTCCGTAGGCGTCACTATCGCGACGAACACCCACTCTGCGAGTGCGTCTGCGTGGTCGGCTGTAACTACGACAGGGTTAGCGCACACGGTGGCTACTGGTGTCGGCTACTTCGTTGACACCGACCTGACGAGCGCAAGCGGCACATCTGACGCCGGCTTCGGCTGGGCAAAGATCCTCTATGACGCTGATTCCTATGACGTGACTATCTAAATGCATATCAAAACACAGGAATTCATCGACAAAGCCAATGCGCTCGACGCGCTGGCTGACCGCATCGGACAGCCGTTCCGTGAACTCATGGGCGCGCTGACAAATATTAGAGTCGAAGCCGCCGAGCTGCGCATGGACTTCATGGATGTGATGACGGTTGAAGAGCCTGCGGTGTGGGGACAACTCAACGAGCTTGACGAGAAGTTCGCAGCCATCGAGTACCGACTACCCCGCCTGCACGCCGAAGCCCGCCACGTGCAGTCGATTCTCGCTGAGATCGACCGCGAGTTGCCGCGCATTGTGGATGTTCAAGAATGACCGCGGCCCGTGGTCACTGTCAGTCCCGTGCGGCGTTGCCTCCGCGACGTGCGGGCATGGGGCTGCGGGTCGCTTCCCTTAACGGACAAGCGTCATGGATATCCCACTAGACCTCGCACTCAACATCGCCGGTCTAGTGATGCCGGCGCTCGCGGTGGTTGGCGGAATGAAGTGGGCTCTTAACGGAATGCGGCGCGACATATTGGACATCAAGCAGTCGGTCGCGGCTTTGGTCAAATCTGACTCGGACCAGGCAGCAGAGATCGCAGCTATTACCGCGACCCAAGAATCACACCAGGGCTGGATGGAGCGGCTCGAGGGCTGGGTGACGGACGGGCTAAGGGAACGGCGCACGGAACCACGATGACCGACGACAGGTGGCACAAGGGTTCGAGGTTCTGGCGAATCGCTCCCTATGTCGTCGTGCTCTCCGCTGTGCTCGCGGTCTACTTCGATGACCCGACGCCGTTCGTTTCGGTCACCACGGTAGTCATGGGCGGGGCAGGCGCGAAGAGTTGGCAGGACGAGCGCAACCGAGCCAACTATTATGACGGGTAATTCCACGAAGGCGCTCGGCGCTTTGGCACTCATCGCTCTGGTATTTGCGGTGGCGGCTCAGTGCTCGGCGGGCATCGCGAAAGCCGACGCGCTCGAGCATCTGACGCGCGGTGACGCGCTTGCTGACATCGTGGCTGATATGGGCGATGCCCTCGAGGTTGAGCGCAGGGCAACACAAGCTCTGAGAGACACGACAGATGCGCTGCGCACCACGACGGCTATTGAGGTCGCTGCTGCGCAGGAGCTCGGACGCAAGGCGGTCGAACGTGCCGACGCGATCCGTCAGCGCGCTGAAGAGTTGGCGGGCGACTCGGTTGCAGCGGTTATGGCAATCACGCAACTCGGCCAGATCATCGACTCGCTCCACGCATCGGCTGTGAAGCGCGACAGCCTGCACGACAACGCTTTGCGCATCGTGTGGCAGCGTGTCGACCAGACCGATGCGTTGCTGGCGGCTGAAGTGCGGTTGCGCAAGCTCTCAGACGCGAAGGGTGACGCGTATCGGGCAGGCGCAGAACGCGCTATGGAGGCTATTGCCCAGCACGAGCGCAGGGACAAGCTGCTCGGCGGGGCTGGTGTGCTGCTGCTGATCGTGGCGGCTGTCCGATGAGCTTCGAGCAGGCGTTGCCCGTCATCTTGAAGGCGGAAGGCGGGTACGTGAATGACCCCGACGACCGCGGCGGCGCCACGAACTTCGGCATCACCCAGAAGACCTATGATGCGTGGAGGGCTTCGCTGCTCAGTCGCGACGTTAAGCGCATCACCCTATTAGAAGTCGAGGCTATCTACCACCGCGACTATTGGACGGCGGCGAGGTGCGATGCGTTGCCGTGGCCCGTCTCTCTCGCCCACTTCGACGCTGCCGTAAACCACGGTGTACGCCGCGCGGTCAAGTTGCTGCAACGGTCGGTCGGCGCAACGGTTGACGGTGCGTTCGGACCCCAGACCCAGGCCGCGGTAGATGACCTGCCAGCGCGCGCGGTCTTCGACGGCATGACGTGGCAGCGCGTCGACTTCTACTACCGAATCAGCAGGGGCAACCAGCTCAAGTTCCTGCGCGGTTGGCTGCGCCGGCTTTTGCATCTACGTCAGGCGGGCTTGTGACTCGCCGCGAGTGGAGCTGCCCCCGCTGCCAGCAGAGCAACGATGCCGGCGACCGCTGGTGTTTCTTCTGCAAACTCGACACAAATAAACACACCCCGCATGAATGGCTGGACCCTCCCGACGTTGAAGCTCTCTACCTAGATGTACTCGTTGGGTGAATGTACGAGCCGCGTGGTTATCGGGTGGCGACTGTCCTCGAGGACGCAGCCGAGGGTGTGGTCTGCTACGTCGCGAAGGCGAGGCCGCGGTGGAATTGCGAAGAGTGCGGCACCCGCATGGACGGTTGGAAGGACGTGTGCCAGTACTGCGGCACCGTCCGCGAGGAGCTTGACCAGTGAGGGTGCGCTGGCTGTTCGCGTTCACCGCTTGCGCGATGGGCGGTCTAGCAAATCAGCAAATGGGGGACATCATCGTGATTGGTGCCCGCCCACAGCAGCCACTCGAGCTACACCGTGGCATCTGGCGCGATGTGTCTCGGTGCCTTGGGCCATTGGCGAAGCCTCTGTCTGTGCCGTTAGGCACTGCCAGAATGTTGATTAGTGAACACGGCTACCTGTCTTATGGCATGACCGTGTTCGAGGACGGTGAGCCGGCTGGCATCATTATTGACGAACGATACTGGCTACACCCCACAGTGTTCAGCCACGAGGCGATTCACGTAATCGCGAGAGAGACGGGGCACGACAGGAGGGTCTTCCGCTGTGAGATGCGGTTGCCGACTGGCGATTTGGGTATGCGTCCAGTGTCGCCCGACTCTATGGCTCACTATCGGCGGCTCGCAACCGGAGGTTGACTTCTGAGTACGCATATCATCGTGCAATCTGGTGACCAGCATTGCGGCTCGACGGTCGGGCTGATGCATCCCGATGGCGTCAACCACGACGACGGCAACCACATCGCACCATCGAAAGCGCAGAGCTGGCTGTGGGGGAAACACCAGGCATTCATCGCAGACATTGCAGCGATTCGCGCAGGCGAGCCCGATTCCGTCTTGCACTACTGGAACACTGGCGACCTCGTGGACGGCGACCACCACAACACCAGCCAGATCGTCGGAAGAGATGAAGGGCTGCATATCGAGGCGGCGGCTGACGTGCTCACGAAGGGCGTCCTGACGCTCGAGCCCGACTACATCCACATCCTACGCGGCACCCCGAGCCATGTAGGCCAGGGCGGGAGCCTCGAGGGCGCAGTGGCTAGGGAGGTTGAAGCGCGCGGGTGCCCCGTAGTCCGTGACATTGATACCGGCTCCCATACCTGGCGCTGGCTACGCGCTGAGATTGGCGGCATCAGCTTCGACGTGCGGCACCACGGTAGGACGGGGATGCGGGAGCACACCCGCAAAAGCTATGCGGCTCTGTACGCCTGGGACATCTGGGCGACGTTCCAAACGTCAGGCGACGAGCCGCCCGACATCGCAGTCAGATCCCACAAGCATACGTATATGGATTCGGGGCCGGACCACCGCGGTGTCACGCGCGCCATAGCCTGTCCGGCGTGGCAGCTCTCATCCGAGTGGGTCCACTCCAAAGCAATCGAGAGCCTAGCCGATATCGGCGGCGTGGTCTTCGTCGTCAGGAATGGAGACGTGGCAATCCGGCCACTGCTCTACAAGCCAGACCGGCCTACGGTATGGAGTCCAACATGACGGAAGGTGAGTTACTGGCGGATGTGCTCGCGTCGGTACTCGCGGAGGCCGACCCTGCAAACGCATTCACGGCACGCGAACTCCGTAAGCTGACTGGCTGGGGGCACGCGAAACTGCGTGACCGTCTCCATGCACTCAATGATGAGCGGCGACTCGACGTTGTGACGGTTACTCGGCCCACGCTTGGGGGTGTGATGAGGCCAACACAGGCGTACCGGCTCAAGCCGTCAGAATCACCGTAGCATCGTTCCCGTGCCAGTTATCAGCCACCCCATGTCGATCCGCGCGCCCTGACCAGACAGCACACGAGCCATCGCCTCGAGGTACTTGTGTCGCGGAGTCGTGCGGTCATTCTCCCACTCAGACACTCGGGTCCACGCGCCGACACCCACCGCTTTCGCGAACTCTGGTTGCGTCATGCCGAAGTGCTTGCGCGCGGCTCGAATGCGCCCGCCGAGCGTGTTACGCATTAGCGTTCAACGAGTGAACAAACCAGAATCTTGCGCAATTCGTAGCGCGGTTTCCGCGATCTGCACGGCAGCTTCGTGTGGCACAGGGCTAGCCAGTATCCCCAGCTCGTAGTCGCTGACCTCGCCAGCGGCGATTCTGCGGATGACGGTGAGCCGTAGCGCGTCCTCATTCGATGGTCCGGTCATCGGTCCCTCGCCCGTCAGGAGCCAGTGACCACTGCATCCAAGAATTCCTGGTAGCAGAAAAAGGTACTTGCCGTTCGGCACAGCCTTGTCGTTCTCCCAATGGCTGACCTGTGACCGCGACTTCACAGCGACGGCATCCATCAAGTCTGCTTGGCCCAGCCCCGCCGCCTTCCGCGCTAGCACAAGCCGCTGGCCGAATGTACCCATAACCGTACACATGCCTTGCTCAGTGTCGTGTAAAGCATTAATATGTATAGACATCACTACATAATAGCGTGAAAAACTCATATTAATCCATGCCTATGCACGATAAACTGCACGTTAAGGCCACGCAACGGACAGTAGGGACACCCCTGCCTGAAATCGAGATTGCGCTACTCGACGCGGTGGTCATGCGCCGCGGCGACGAAACGCGTTCCGCTCTCATCCGCCGCGTCATCCGCGCGGAGATCGAAGCTGCGCTCCCAGGCGCACTCGACAGTGCGGCATGAGGAAGCGGGCTCTGTGATCGTGCTCGAGCGCGTCTCAACCTGCGAGTGGGTCGACGGTCGATGCATGACCTACGCAAGCCTGAAACGCGAGATGGTCGACGCCATCGAAGAGGCACGCCGGTTCCCCGACAGCCTCACGAAGCGGCACGCGAAGACCGAAGCATTATGGCAACTCGCCTCGCATGTCTGCGATTGGGATTATGCCGCATGAGGCATTACGAGCACCGCATAGTCGAGTTGAATGGCAGACTGTTCGAGGTGCATGTGGGCCGCTCGACTGCCTCTGCTGCACACGTCTACTGGCGCTCGCCTCGCGGACTGCGTCGTGTCCGCAACATGACGCTCTCGGCCACCGTGACGCGCAAAGCGAATAGGGAGTGGCGCGAAGACCGCAAACAGCGGAAAGCGTGGCAGGCGGAAGCGGAGCGACGGGCAGGGCTCTGGCATTGGACGATCCGGCTGTGGCTTTCGGACCAGCTAGCGAAGGTGCAAACGCTGGTGAGGGGGTCCACGAAATGACTTATGGCAAAGGAGTGCGAGACATGACGACGCTACTGACCACGGGCCGCATCGCTTACTGCGACTTCTGCGCGGCGCGTCAGCCGATTCACACGCAGATACGTTACGAAATCGGTGCGCCCGCGTCCGCGCGCGGGGTGTGTGGGGTGTGCAAGAGGGCGTTGCCCATCACGCAGCCACAGGCACGCGACATCGCGACTGCCGCACTCAGGTTCGCGGACGCGGCGTACCGTCTCGGTGTCGCCATATATCGCGACGATGGCACGCCGGCAGACGTGAAACGTGCGACCCGCGAGCGGGAACGGCGCTGCGACGAGGTGCTCGATCTCATCTACGACGAGAGACGATGAGCTGCTGCCACCACGCTCGCGGCACGTACTGCGATGCCGGCGAGGAACTACGGGACACGGTGCGCGCAGCGTTCGACGCGAAGATGGCGAACGCCCGCCGCTTCCCAGGTGGGAACACCGAGCTGCACACCGCATGGCAGGACGCAACAAATCGTTTCCACGCCCATCTCGAGGGCGAAACACAAACGGAGGGCACAGAGGATATGAGCATCATCGTAAAGGGCGGCGGCACGGTCTACCCGCCGCACCCGCAGGGTCCGTTCGCGATGCGCTGCATCGACGTGGTAGAGCACAAGGACGTGGAGACAAAACACGGCGTCAAGAATCGTATTCAGATTCGGATGTGGGCCGGCGAAGCTGCTGACGTTGTGGTCGATGGCGTCACGGAACTCGTGCCGCTGTTCTTGGATTCGTGGTTCAACGCCACGCTAGGCGAGGGATCGAGCCTACGAGCGCACGTCGAGCAGTGGCGCGGCCAGCCGTTCACCGATGACGAGCTGCATGGCTTCGATCTCGAGCGGCTGCTAGACGCACCCGCGTTCGGCCAGGTCAGCCACAACATTGTGGGCAACAAGACGTACGCCAACATCGACAGCATCATGCGTCTGCCGCAGGGCAAGGACGCGCCGGACGCGCCGAGCGGATACGTGCGGGTGTGCGACCGTGAAGAGCAGTCCAACGAGCCAGCCGGCACGCTGCCCTTCTAGTGCAGTTGCGCAGACCGATCAAGCGCCGGAACGCGAAGCGCGTGAAGCAGCGGCACGCCAAGGCGTTCGGCAAGAAAGCAGAGTGGATTCGCGGGCTCGCGTGCTGCGTCTGTCAGCGGTCGCCTGTCCAGGCCCACCACGTCAAGAGCAGGGGCGCGGGTGGCACGTCCGAGCACTTGGTGCCGCTTTGCCCGAACTGCCACCTGGCAGTCCACCAGGCCGGCGCCAAGACGTTCGAGCGCGCGATGGACGTTGACCTGACGCACGAGGCGTTGGACCTCGAAGCGTGGTGGCAGCAGCAGGACCACGATTCACCTGAGACATGGGACATCGGTTTCTAGGTAGTGCGCCGAAGGGGTGGCGGCGCTTCATCAACCACCCCACACAGAACAGCAGGAGGCGAAACAAATGGCACCCAAGAAGAGGGCGGCACAGGTCGAAGTGCCGCGAATCAAGGTCGAGACGGTGGAGATGCACCTAGTGGGCACGAGCCCACTGGTGACGCACGCATGGTCCGAGAAGGCAAAGAAGCAGATGCGAGACAAGCAGACCAAGAAAGCGAAGCAGGCCAAAGAGGCGAAGGTGCCAGCGCAGGACTTCATCGACGCAGCGTATTGGCTCACAGAGAAGCCGGTGCTGTCCGGTGACATGGACGAGGCGGAAACCGAGGCGCTCGAGGCTGTGCAGGATGCCTCGTTCGGGTTTCCGACTGTGGCATTCAAGGCTGCGGCTGTTGCCGGTGCTGGGTTCGTTGACGGCATCACGAAGGTGGGCACCCGTGGGGCGTTCCACATCCGCGGTGAGCTGGCGGAAATCATCGGACCCGCTCCGGTGATGCGGGAAGACATGGTGCGTGTCGGGATGGGGACAGCGGACCTCCGCTATCGACCGATGTGGGAAGAGTGGGAAACAGTGTTGACCGTGGAAATCAATACGGCTGCGATGAGCGTCGAACAGATGGTCAACCTGTTCAACGTGGGCGGATTCGCTTGCGGTATTGGCGAGTACCGACCCGAAAAAAATGGGTCTTGGGGCCGCTTCACAGTGAGGTAGCCTCCTGCTCATGGCTGGGTTGGGCTTGGCCGGCGGGGCATGGCGAGGCGGGGCCCGGCGAGGCAGGGCTGGGCTTGGCAAGGCAGGCGCGGCAAGGCAGGCGTGGCGTGGCGCGGCGAGGCGGGGCGGGGCGAGGCAGGGCTGGGCAAGGCAAGGCAGGCATGGCATGGCGAGGCTGGGCGAGGCATGGCGCGGCGCGGCCCGGCAGGGCCCGGCAGGGCGTGGCGAGGCAGGCGAGGCGAGGCTCGGCATGGCGCGGCATGGCGAGGCGGGGCAAGGCATGGGAGGATCTTTGAAAAGGAGTGGACGGATGGAGTACAAGTGGAGGGATGGAGCGCGCACGAGGCGGCTAGAGATTGACGATATCGCGCCAGTTCTGGCCCGCCTCGACAGACTCACGCCTGGCAACGTGGTCAGGGAGGCGCGCAGGAAGACCAGCCCACTACACGGCTGGTTCGAGTGGGACAACACCGCGGCGGCGCGCATGTACAGGCTGGAGCAAGCCCGCGAACTGATCCGCTCGGTGTCTGTCACGTTCGTGGGCAACCATCACAGCGAGCCCAGCACGGTGCGCGCCTTCGTGAATCTGGGCGACGGGTCCGAGTACGAACATGTCGTGTCCGTGGTCGCGGTGCCTGAGAAGATGGACAGGCTGCTGGCGATGGCCAAGAGGGAGATGGATGCATTCATCAAGAAGTACAAGGATTTTAATGAGCTGGCGCCCGTCATCGCAGTGATGGAGGCGGTGACATGATCCCTGCGCAAGCTGACCTATTCAGCGCACCGTCAGCACCGAAGGCCGGCAGTCAGTGCGGGCGCGTCATCCGCTACCTCGAAGCGTACGGCTCGATCAGCGACCTCGAAGCGTACACGAAGTTGGGCATCCGCCGGCTTGCCGCACGCATCTATGACCTACGGGACGCCGGCTGGAGCATCACGACCGAAGACGAAACGCATGAGGGTGGGACGCACGCGCGCTACCGGATAGCCGCATGAGCCGCGTCGATTTCAACTACGACCGCTGGCTGCTCGAGACACCCCGTGCTCGCCACGCACCAGACGAAGGCGAGTGCCACGGCTGCGGCGATGACTGCGACACGATGGCGAGCACGCACGACTGCGGACACGGCTGCGAATTGTGCCGCTATTGCCGGGAATGCTGGGACAACTGGCACGACGGCAAGAGCCCGCGCTGCCAGGACTGCCAGAAGCCCATCACATGGACAGCCCACCTCCCGCTGTGTGCGTGGTGCAGAGTGGTAGCGCGGGACCACGCTGAGCTGGAGAGCCCCCCTGACTTGAGGCACGCCCGATGAGCGAACCTACGATGCAGGTCATCGCGGAGCAGGCGCGCGTCCGCGCGCAATCTCTACTCGTGACAGCTCGCAACGCCATGGTGGGCGTCGAAGCGGCGCTGGCAGAGGTCGCGGTCACCCCGCTATTCAGCAACGGGCTCGGGGCTTCGCTGCGCGCGGCGTCCACGACCGCCACCCAGCTCGACGCCGACCTCGAGTCACTACAGCGGCAGATTGACTCCTACTTCCGCCCGGACGTGGACATGGCCCAGCAGACCGAGGGGGCCGAATGAGGCTTCTGCTCGCTCTGCTCGCTCTGCTCGTCAGCGGTGGTGTGGTGTTCTTGGTTTGTGCTGTCGCCCATGCCGACGCGAGAGCCGAGGAAGTCGACCGCGCTCGGAGGGCTGGGCTGTGATTGTCTTCAACGCACACGAACTCGCTGCAATAGCAGCAGCGAAGCCGTTGGCTGACGCTGCCCGCAAATGCACAGCGAAATGCATTCGCTACGAGGGTGGTGTCGCTGATGACATCCTTGGAGTCTACGGCATCGACCTGGGTTACCGGCGCGGGCCAATCCGGTATCACCACGTCGTGTCTGCTGTGTGCAAGCGGCAGCGGCAGCGGAAGGGTCCACGCAACGTCAAGCACTTGCCACCGAAGGCGTGCCAGCGGTGCGGCGAGACATTCCACCGCAAGTCGTTTGGCGCCGGTCGCGAGAGTTGGCGGATGTTCGACGCGCGCCGCTGCTGCTCTATACAGTGCGCGAACGCCCTGCGGTTCGCGTCGTGAAAGAGCGCCAGATCAGCCACGAGATTGTGGAGTTCCTGCGGCTAGTCGGTTTCGCGGTATGGGACACAGGCCAGGGCTACCGACGTGACCCAGGCGGCACACGCATGACTCCAGGGCTCGCTGACCTCGTCGTGATAGGCCACGGACACGTGCTGTTCGTGGAGGTCAAGACAGCGAAGGGCAAGCTGCGTGAGAGCCAAATGGTGTTTCGCGAGGCGTGTGAATCGAACAGCGTGGCGTGGGTGCTATGGCGAGATGTGCGTGAGGCGTTCGACTGGTGTGTGCGGGTCGGGATCGTGGAGGGTGTCGCATGAAAGGTATTGCTTGCATACCTGACGAGACTGTGTGCTACGTGCCTGGTGTCGGGGAGGTGACGGTCGGCGCGATTCGTGACACACTTGCGGACACGGATGATGCCACGGTAAGGATGTGGGGGTTCATCGCCACCCATCCCCAGGAAAAGCCATGGCTCCGCTCTGGTCCTACATCTGCGGGCAAAAAAGCATTTCCCGCGTCCGAGTCTACGAACGCTCCGTTGGTGCCTCGCTCTACGTCGAGTGGTACTGGCAGGGCGAGCGCGTCCAGAAGTCGCTCAAGAAGGTCACCGGCCACCCCGTCACCGAGCGCCGGCTAGCAGTGCGCATCGCTCACCGGATGTCCCGCGACCTCGAGCATAACCACAACCGCGCGGCGATGAAAGTCGTGTTCGGCTTCACGACCGAGCGCACGGTGGGAGAGCTCTTCCGCGCTTTCCATATGGCGAAGGAAGGCGACTGGAGCCCGAAGCAGGTGAAGGGCCAGCGTCGGTTCCGTGACTTCTGGCTCGAGCGGCTAGGTGAGGACACGGTGCTTACCGACATCCCGCCGGCAGAGATCGAGCACCACGCCCGGGCTCTGGACGTGACAGCAGAGACGACGCGCAAATATCTGCGCTACATGAAGCAGGCGTACCGCTACGCTGAACGGAAGCTGAAGTGGATCGACCCACGCCACAACATGGACGCGGTAGACCTCCCGAAAGCCAGGAGCAAGTCGAAGGCGTACAGCTTGGACGAGGTGCGCAGGCTGTTGCCCGCGCTCGAGACGGTCGACCCGCGGGCCGGCTGGCTGGGACATGTCGCGTGGCAGAGTGGACGTAGGCTGACAGCGATACGGACGCTCACAGGCGCCGCGGTGCGTGTCCACGACGATCATACGGTGCTCACGTTCCCGGGCGAGACAGACAAGGCCAGGAAGACCGGCCAGGTGGTTGTGGTCGGGCTAGCGCATGACCTCACGGTGGACATCATGCCCGAGCTGCTGGCTGGAATCACCGAACACGTCTGCATCAAGGTCTGGTTGCCCGCCGCGGAGAAAGCTGCCGGCATCCCACACGTTGAGGGCAGGGCGTGGCACGGACTGAAGCGTGCCTATGCGACCGCAAGCGCCGGCATGGTCGGCAGGGACAAGCAAAGCGGAACCCGCGCGGACACCCTTGATAGCATCTACGTGCAAGACGACATTCACCCTAAGAAGCTGGTTGCCCGAGCGTTGGCCGATGCAGGAACCGTGTCAAAAGCGGGTCAATCGACTTCCGATAACGAGGGCAACGCTTGATAACTCGTTATACAGCAACAACTAGCCGGGGTGGCGGAACGGTAGACGCGGCGGCCTCAAAAGCTGCTGACCCCACTACAAACACCCCAATAACCGCAACAACACTAGGGCATGTGCTGTCTTGGTTTGCGCTCAACCGTGTCAGAATTAGATGCGCTCTGCGCGGGGGTGCGGCATGAGATACGGCTCCCTGTTCTCAGGCGTCGGCGGCTTCGACCTGGGCCTCGAGCGAGCCGGGATGGAATGCGCGTGGATGTGCGAGAAAGATCCGCAAGCCCGAAGCGTTCTGCGCCGGCACTGGCCCGACGTTCCCATCCCCCGCCGACTCACGCCGCGCGAGTGCGAGCGCCTACAGGCGTTCCCCGACGATTGGACCGCGTGGGGCGTGGACGAAGACGGCGAGCGCGTGGAGCTCGCGGACGGGCCGCGCTATCGGATGATGGGGAACGCCGTGACGGTGAACGTCGCTGAGTGGATCGGGCGACGGATCATGGGGGCGTCGTCCACGCCAGCGCCCACGGGGCGGGTGCTCTCGTGACATACTCCGCTTTCCTGCTATCCAAGCACCAGGCCGCAGATGAGCAGGGGTTCGCTCCGACCTTCATGCCTGGCTTCCTGTATGAGTTCCAGCGGGACCTAGTGGAGTGGTCGGTGCGCGGTGGCCGGCGCGCGCTTTTCGCGGACTGCGGGTTAGGGAAAACCCCTATGCAGCTCGTCTGGGCCGAGAATGTTGTACGTCATACAAACCGGCCTGTATTGATAGCGACCCCGCTCGCGGTGAGTCATCAACTGATAGCCGAAGCGGCCAAGTTCGACATAGGGGCCGTGAGGGTTACGGACGGCGAAGTGCCGCGCGGCGCGCAAGTAGTAGTCACCAACTACGAGCGGCTGCATTTATTCAATTCGTTTGACTTCTCGGGGATGGTTTGCGACGAATCGAGCATCCTGAAGAACTTCAACGGATCAAGGCGCGCCGTGATAACGGAGTTTATGCGCGGGCTTAAGTACCGGCTTCTTTGCACCGCCACTGCGGCCCCTAACGATTACATCGAACTCGGGACCTCCAGCGAATCTCTCGGAGAGATGGGTCATATGGATATGTTGTCCATGTTCTTCCGTAATGATCGCAATACCGGCTCGGCTGGCCGGCGCGGATACGGAAAGAAAGTGGACTGGCGATTCAAGGGACACGCGGAGGACGCTTTCTGGAGGTGGATAAGCTCCTGGTCTAGAGCGATCAGAAAGCCGTCCGACTACGGATACGATGATGCTGGGTTCACCCTACCCGCACTGACGGAGCAGTACCACAAAGTAGAAGCGAACGGAGTCGCGGAAGGCCTGTTGTTCGACTTGCCCGCGATGACGCTGGATGAGCAAAGAGCAGAGCGCCGTCGCACTATTCCCGAACGATGCGAGAAGGTGGCCGAACTCGTGAGCGGCACCGACCAGTCGATGGTATGGTGCCACTTCAACGCCGAAGGGGACCGATTAACCGACCTCATTGACGACGCTGTACAAGTCAGCGGGAGTGACAACGACGACGCCAAAGAAGAGCGGCTTATGGCGTTTGCGAACGGCGAAATACGGGTCCTCGTCACCAAGCCCAAGATAGGTGCGTGGGGGCTCAACCTACAGCGGTGCGCCCACCTAACTTTTTTCCCCAGCCATTCGTATGAGCAGTACTACCAAGGCGTTAGACGCTGCTGGCGATTCGGCCAGGAGCGTCCCGTGACCGTGGACGTGGTCTACACCGAGGGCGAAAAGAGGGTTCTGGAGAACTTGCTGCTCAAGGCGAGCAAGGCCGACAGGATGTTCGACTCACTTATGGCCCACATGAGCGAATCGCTAACAATCGAGCGGGCCAGCCACGACAGCATACACAACACCTTAACGGAGATGCCGGCATGGCTGTAGCGCACCAGACCATCACGGAGAAGTACGCGATGTACTGCGGGGACTGCATGGACGTGACGCCTTCTATGCCAGACGGATCGGTTCACTTGTCGGTGTACTCGCCCCCGTTTGGAGGGCTATACCACTATTCGTCCTCTGATCGGGACCTCTCAAACGCTCGAGGATACGGAGAATTCTTCGAACACTACGAGTTTATTGTGCAGGAGCTCTATCGGCTGACGATGCCGGGGCGGATGACTGCGGTGCATTGCATGGATATACCATCCGGCAACACTGGCACCGACACTATGATCGACTTCCCCGGAGACATTATTCGTCTGCATTCTCGGCTAGGATTCGCCTACACCGCACGCTACAGTGTGTGGAAGGAGCCGCTAGGGGTTCGTAACCGCACTATGGCTAAGAACCTCGCGCACAAGACCATAGTAGACGATTCGTCGCGGTGCTCTAACGCATCGGCAGATTATTTGCTGGTGTTCCGCAAAAAAGGCGAGAACCCCGCACCAATCGAGCACCCTAACGGACTACTGGAGTACGCTGGCGAGCGAGAGATACCCCGCGAGCTACTTCAATACCGCGAGTGGGCGGGCAATCAAATCGAGAACAGATACTCGCATTGGATATGGAGACAGTACGCGAGTGCATTCTGGGATGACGTGCGGCTCCAACGTGTACTGCCGTTTATGGAGGCGCGTGCGGACGAAGACGAGCGACACGTCCACCCACTACAACTCGACGTAATTGATAGGTGCGTGACACTGTGGAGCAATCCTGGGGATATCGTGTTTACGCCGTTTATGGGGGTCGGGTCAGAGGTTTACGGTGCCGTCTTATTGGGCCGCAAAGGCGTTGGGGTCGAACTCAAGGAAACATACTACAGGCAGGCGGAGCGCAATTTACGCGAGGCTGTCGACGGAGTGCGCTCCGATCAGTCGGACATCTTCGCTGAAGCGACCACGGGGGCGGCGTGAGGCTGGAGATCGTGCCCGTCTCAATCACCGATGCGCGGGCGTTCGTAGATCGAGTCCACCGACACCACCCCGCTCCGCTGGGCGGCAAGTTCGCTGTCGCTGTCGCACGGGGCGAGGAAGTTGTCGGCGTGGCAATCGTCGGTCGGCCCGTCGCGCGCCGGAACGATGACGCATGGACGGCAGAGGTATCGCGGGTTGCGGTGCTCGATGACCAGCCCAATGCGTGCTCCAAATTATACGGCGCTTGCTGGCGCGCGAGCCGCGCACTCGGATATCGCCGCCTCATCACCTACACGCTCGACACCGAGCCGGGGACGAGCTTGCGCGCTGCCGGGTGGCGCATCATTGGGCAGACGAGCGGCAAGAGTTGGTCCCAGCCTAGTCGCCCGCGTATCGACCGTCACCCGCTCCAAATGCGGCTCAAGTGGGCCGCGCCAGGATCAGACACCACGTCAGCGCCCACGGGGGCGGCATGATCCATGTCGTGAATTGGGAGCGCCACCAGCACTACAAGAAGCACCGGCCCCCGTGGATCAAGGTCTACCGCGACTTATTGGGCGACTACGAGTACCAGTCGCTATGCGAGAAAGACCGCGCTGCGCTGGTCGGTTTCTTCCTGCTCGCAGCCGAAACCGGCAACGAGATCCCCGACGACACGCTGTGGCTGAAGCGCAAACTAGCCATCACGCGCCAGCCACCCATCGAAACACTTATCGCTAGCGGCTTCCTAGAGCGAGACTAGACAGAGACTAGACGGAGACTAGACAAAGCCTATGCCTAGTAAGAGAAGAGGTAGAGGTAGAGTAAGAGGTTCGGCACTTCCTAACGGAAGTACCGGTGCAAGCACCGATGTGGATAACTCGATGTCGGCTGCTCGAGGCGAGGCGGCGGGCATCCTGCGGACGTGGGGCACGGACCCGAAGTTCAGCATGGGCCGGAACCTGAACATCTGGAAGCGGCTGGTCGGACTCGACGGTCCCGAGCTCGTGAACGGCGCTATGTCGGTGCTGTTCCATGCGGCCCCTGAACTCGAGAAGCCGGTGACGCTCCGCATCTTCTACGCGGCATCGACCACGCCGCTCTACGAGCAGTGCAAGGCTCGATGGCTGGAGAGCCAGCACACGCCCATCGATAGCGCAGTAGTGACGCTGCGCAGGGTGCCAGACGCACGCGACGGATACAGCCGGGACCGCGCCAAGAAGCTCGAGCAGTACCAACAACTCACGAAAGCGATGGAGACATGAGAGTATCAGCGTGGCCCCCAGCAATCGGCATCACCGTCGACCTTCACAGGATCAGCCCGGGTCTGCTTGGCTGGTCTGGCATCCCGTTTATCGTGCTTCTTGCGCCGGACGTGGACGACACGATATGGCAGCACGAGCTGGTGCATCAGCGTCAGATATGGCGTTGGTGGGTGGTGGGCTTCTGGGTTGGCTACATCTTCAGCACGCGGTTCCGCCAGCGCATGGAGAACGAAGCGTATGCGAACGATGGTGCTCATCTTGACCTTGACTAACGCAACTACGTAAGTTATAGGGGTGCCATACCGACCTAGAAGGCCGTGCAGCGCACCGGGATGCGGCGCGCTAGTCGATCAAGGACGTTGTAGCGCACACAGGATCGTGTCGGACAAGAAGCGCGCTCCGTTCTATGGCACGAGCAGGTGGAGGCGAGTACGTGACCGATACATCGCCAAGCGCCCACTGTGCGAACGCTGCGCAACGGAAGACTGGACAACGCGGGGGCAGGTCGTGCATCACCGCACGCCGATCAAGGAGGGCGGCGAGCCCTATGCGTTCGGCAACCTCGAGACGCTATGCCACATGCACCACAACCGGGAGCACGCGACGTGAGGGGCATGGGGGCATCGACCTCTAGGGCTCAGGAGCCT